TTATTCCGTTGTTTTTGTGGTATTTGTGGCAAAATTTGTGGTATTTTCGTCTGTTTTTAATGTGAAAAAAGCATCTACTTTAGACTGATTATGTTGACGTAAATTAGAACTTAGGTGGCTATAATATTTTAATGTTGTATTAATATCATCATGACCAAGTCTATCAGCTACATAAATGATATCCATGCCTGCCTCAACGCATAGTCCTGTGTGAGTGTGTCGTAACTTATGCAATGTCACTGGTTCAGAATTAATTGTACTGCATATCTTTTTCAAAGCTTTATTACATGATGCGTTATCCACTGGTTTATTGTGATAGGTAATGAATAATAACATCTGTGGATTTTTTATACTATATTCTTTTATATAAGCACTATGCCATGTGAGATAAGACTGTAAATATTGAACAGTAGAGTTATCAATATAAATCACACGTGATTTTTTTGTCTTGGTATCAATGAATGTATTAGTGTACTTATAATCCCACGCTTTATTGACTGTTATAGAACGTTTAGCGAAATTAATATCTTTCTTTGTTAGTGCAATAATTTCTTCGAACCTCATACCTGTCTGTACTGCTAAAAAGATAACTGCTCGTGATATAGAATGAAATTTTGCAAGTTCTTCTAATAATAAATGAACTTTGTCCGTTTCCATAAATTGTGCTTTTGTTTTTGCCACATCATGTCCGCTTATATGAGCGCCTATGGCTGGGTTTTTCTTCATGTAGCCTAGATGGACAGCTTTATTAAAAATCGCTCTAATTTTGCGGTGCCGGGTGTCTACAGTGGATATTGCATAGTCTACAGATAAATGATTAATAAATTGTTGATACTGCACAGCATCAATCGAATTAAGTTTAATTTTTTCATCGAAATAATCAACGAACTGATTATAAGCAAAATCATATAAATTAATTGTAGATTGACTGCTTTTTCCATCTTTAAAAGTTTTCATGAATAGTGTATAAAAATCTTTGAAGTTCCATTCTTTTAACGAACTACTATCATGCTGAACTTGTTTTAAGAGTTTAGATGCTTTATACATTAAGTTTGTTTCACTTGTATCTGTCAAACGCTTTTCTTTCCATTCACCGTCGACTTTTATGCGCAAACGAACGGCGTATTTTCCGTTTGTTAATTTTTTTATCTTCATTAATACCACCACCTGTTTATTTTTGGAACATATGTTCTTTTGAAGGGTATAGCAAATTATGGTAAAATGAATTTGCATACTCTATGTGTGTATTTAGAAACGCTTGTCTCTGTGCGGGGAGGGCGTTTTTTTTGTTATTTTTAATTAATTATGTTCTCCGGTCCATGTCCATGATGAATCATATAAATGAATTTCATATGGTCCATCATTTTTCACATCAAAAAATACATTTCCGGTATAAGTTTTTCCAGGTGCAACTTCTTCTACAATAAAATCTTTAGAAGAAACTTCTCCTTTTTCATCGTTTCCATCATATATTGAGAATTCTGCCGCATTAGCAGTATAAGATTCTGTTCCAGTATTTTTAAATTCAACTATGGCTTTAATAAAATAATTACCGGTGCTTTCATCTTCAGCTGTAGGAGTGACCTTTTGTACCTCTTTTATTTTCACATCCACAGAGGTTCCATCGTCTTCATTACTAAATGATTCTACATCTCCTATGCTTAAAGACTCTGTTTCATCTGTGTTCAAAGATTCATCATTGTAGTTATCTTCGCTATCATCTGAATATGAATCTTCTTGAGAAACAGAATCATTAGTTGTGTTTTTAGATACGCCTTCCTTAACAGCATTAAAACCACCAACTGCTAAAACAATAGTAAAGATTATCCCTAATATCACTGATGATATTGTAGTAATTAACCCAGCCTTTCTTGTTCTTTTAATACATAAAAGAACGATTCCCGTTACTAGTCCAAAAAAGCCTAGCACTAACATAAGCACTGATAAACCAATCATTTCATTTCTCTCCCTTTATTATTTTTTATATAAACACAATAGTGTAAATACCTAACAAGCAATAATTTGAATGCTACTTCTAAAAATAATTACATAGCCATTACATTCAACTGTATTTCCGTATTTGTTCTTATAGTATTCAATAGAATGTTTTAAAAAATCTTCTGTCACTTCTAAAAAATCTGCAACTTCATAGTATTCTGTAAATCCTTCATAATAAGCATCGATAATTTTTCGTAGAGGTACTAGTGACTCATAACCCCAATTTCTAGCGAGTTTTTCTTGTTTTCTATCATTAACTGTTTCCTGTTTGATAATATTGCCAACGGTCAAATGATGATGACCAATTTCCTCTGCCAACGTGCAACGCATTTCAACATCGCTCTGATTCGGATTTACAAAAATATGTTTATTGTAATACAGCCCCTTGTGAGTATTTTCCATTTTTGTATCTTCTATGATGGTTAATTCAGGATATTGCTCTCTGTATTTATCTAACCACATACTTCCAACTCATTTCCTATTTGTATTTTTGTTGAATGAAATCAATATATTCAAGTATTTTCTTCATGTCTTCTTCGGTTGCCGCGGGATCAATGTGTGCCGCTAAAGTTGCTGCTTCCGGCGGGATGTCGGAGTCAATGATTGGGTTGTCAGTTCTACCGAGCAAATAGTCCGTAGAAACGTTGAAATAATCGGCAACCTTTTTAATAACATCTGCCTTCGGGCTACTCTTTTTCCATGTGTAGAAAATATTTTCGCTCAATCCAATTTCAATAGCCACATCTTTCAGATTTTTATCTCGCTTACTTGCTAAATCTTTTATTCGATCAAACATACTCATATCAATCATCCTCAAATAATTATTTAAATTAATTATAAAACTTTGTAATAAATCGTTGACTAAATTATAAAACTTTGTTATTATATTTTTGTACCCAATAATATTCACAAATATAATTACTAAATATATACTGTAGCAATTGAACATTAATAGTACAAAAGGCATTGGTATCATTGCTTATTTCCTGTGCCTTCATTGTATAAAACTTTATAAAAAATGTCAAGATTATTCGTGAATATTATTTACTTTTATAATAGTGAGGAGGTCATAGAATGTCAACAGAGTTGAAATATAGAGTAAGGGCAGCGCTTGCATTGCGAGGGAAAACCCAATCTTGGCTTGCACAAGAACTTAATATTCATCCCGGGCAGTTGTCAAGAATTATAAACGGACGAGATAACACGGTTAAGCACATCTTACGTATCAAAGAGTTTTTAAATATTGAGTAAAGGAGGGAAATCAATGAACGAATTACAAAATTTTAATTTTGAAGGAAATAATATTAGAACCGTGTCCATTAATGATAAATTTTATTTTATTGGAAAAGATGTGGCTGATGTGTTGGGTTATTCTGAAACAAATGCAATGACAAAACGACTGGATGAGGAAGATTTCATATCCGCTAAATTGGAGGGTATGAATATGAATTCTACACTTATTAACGAATCCGGATTGTATTCCGCGATTATTGGGAGTAGATTACCAGCTGCAAAGAAATTTAAACGATGGGTAACATCGGAAGTTTTACCGTCTATTCGGAAATATGGTATGTACGCGCGTGATGAATTGTTAGATAATCCAGAACTACTATTAGATGTAGTAACATCACTCAAAGCAGAGAGGGAAAAACGTTTGATTGCGGAACAACAAGTAAATGAGTTGCAACCTAAAGCTACTTACTATGATTTAATTCTCCAAAACAATTCACTGGTTTCAATTAGTAAAATTGCCAAAGATTATGGAATGAGTGGGGTGACTTTAAACAAAAGGTTACATGATTACGGTGTTCAATTCAAACAAGGGAAAACATGGTTGTTGTACCAAAAATACGCTGATAAAGGATATACCCAAAGCAAGACGGAAATTGTAAATGGTGGAAAAACTACAGTTATGCATACCTACTGGACGCAGGCAGGAAGATTGTTTATTTATGACTTACTAAAAACGGAGGGTGTTTATCCGACTTTAGAGAAAAATTATGAAAATTCATTTGAAAGGAGATGTTGGAATTGAGTTTACTTTTTTCCAAAATGATAGATGACGCATTGGATTTAATAAGTCGGAGGTTGGCAAATAATGATGACTTCAAATCATTATCTGAAACACAACGACATACTATCAGAACAAAGCTGAACATTAATGATTCAACATCTATTATCTTAGGAACAGAAAAGAACGATTTTTTGGTAGGTGTGGAATTTACATTAGAAATGTTAGATATTTTGAATGATAAGTGCAAGTCCAAAAAAAATAATCATTGAAATGTTAGAAATAGATATTGATTAAGAAAGGAGAATAAAAATGGCACGTCCTGTAAAGAACAAACATAGAGCTATAAATTTCTTGTATGGTGTTTGGACATTAGAAGAATTCGCACAAGCTAGTCCAAGAACTTACGGTTGGTGGTTAGATAACATAAAAGACTTTCCAGAGCTTGCAGAATTCAGCAATTGGGCTACGAAAAATCAACGTGAAACGTGGGCATTTGATGCAGTAAAAGCGAATGATTGGCTGATTAAAAAATTTGTATATAAGGAGGTCTGAAAATGATTGATGAAGTCGAACTATTACTTGCCAAAATACGAAAATATGACCAAAATTTTTGTCCTAAATCAACGGGTAAATATTTACTCACAGAGCTTCAATCTCGGCATTTAGACTACGAAATAAAACACAAGAAGAGACCAAAGTACAAGCATAGATTTGCGAATTCGATTGAGCGACATTGGTAAAAGAAAAACCCACAGCTATAAATAGTAAGTTAGAGCTTACTAAAACTGTGAGTTACGAAATAATATTTGTATTAATTATAGCACAGATGTGGAGATAAGAGAATGAAAAAATTTTTAAATGAACATGAAAGTAAGCTACTAATATTTCTGTTTTGTTTCCAAGTCGGAGCATTATTATCAGTCACATATATTGTAGCGGAGTGGATTAAAATATTCTTGAAATGAGGTTTTTAAATGAAGTTATTACGATTTTTCGGACTAGTAAGTATTGATGAAAACGAAAATGAATATATTGAAAAATCAGACAGGTACACATTGTTTTGTTTAGCTTTGACCGTGTTAATCGCGTTTTTAGTAAGTATTGGCGGATTGATATTAAATGGCTGAATTAATAGTGGCTGTTGCTTTGATACTACTATTAATGCTTCTTGCAAGGAGTGATAGAGAATGAATGTAGAAAATCCGATGATAGTTGATGATTACTGGGATGATGGATTTCGGCACTGAGGAATGGAGGCTCACAAATGAAAACAATCGCAAATGAGTATAAAGAATACATTAACGAACACATTTTAGAACATGAGGAAAATAATCAATTTGGAATTAGGCAAACTATTTATCGATTTAAAAATGGGTATGGCGCTAGTGTAATCAAGGAATATATGGGTCCCGGTGTCGAACTTGCGGTTATTCAATTTATAAATGACAAGAAGTGGGAGCTGGAATACAGCACATCTGTAACAAACGATGTTCTTAGAAATTTAACCCCCGAACAACTGATTGAAAAGCTAGAAGAGATTAAGAATTTATGAGTTATGAAGATAGAAAGGATGAAATTTCTTGGGAAAATATTACTGGCACGTGTCAAGATTTGGCGGGAAGCCGTCGGAAATTCGACACTATAACCATATTACAAAAATGTATAAATTTATTTTGCGAAATCCGGCAATGTTCAAAGATAAAACTTTAACGATTTATGATGACGCAAAAGCAGTTACAAACATGACGTTTAACGAAATTAAGTATAGAGCTAGTTTGAATTTATGTGAAACGGTAGAAAGAAAGTATGTGTTGTCGCTTACTCAAAGACTTACGGAGAAACAGAAGGAGGCTAGAAAGTGAAACGAATACTTAATTATCCCGGTAGCAAATGGAGCTTGGCGGATTTAATCATTGATAATATGCCGAAGCATAAAAGTTATTTAGAACCATTCTGCGGATCATGCGCAGTCTTTATGAACAAGCAAAAAGCTACTTTAGAGACGATAAACGATTTAGACGGACGATTGGTTAATCTTTTTAAAGCAATGCGTGATAATCCAGAAAAACTGCAGTATTTAATCATGCACACGCTGTATTCTCGTGAAGAGTATATGCTTTCTCAAGAAATAACAAGCGATTCATTAGAGGATGCCAGACGAATGGCCGTGAGACTCTGGTTTGCCGTCGGAGGCAAGACTAATGCAAATGTTGGATTTAGAAAAAACGTGTCTTGGAATGGTCCTTACAACGCATATGAGTGGAATGACATGTATAACCGCATCGGAATAGCTGCAGCAAGACTGAAAGACGCTCAAATCGAAAATGTAGATGCAATTAAACTGATTGAACAGCATAACGATAAAGATACACTGATATATTGTGACCCGCCATATGTTGCAACTTCTTTAGCAAGTTCACATTATCAGCATGACTTTAGTTTAGAGCAACATAAAGAGTTACTAAAAGTGCTTAAAAATCATGAGGGCAAAGTAATGTTAAGCGGCTATGAATCAGAACTATATAAACAAGAGTTATCAGACTGGCCAGCTCTTAAAACAATGACAAAAGTAGGAATAACATCAGAAAAGAAATCTGATAGGCAAGAAATTATTTGGTGTAATTTTGAGCCACCAATGCAATTAAATCTTTTTAAGGAGGAACAAGCATGAGATTTAAAGAAGGCGATAAAGTAGAGTTTATTTACAGAAATAAGAAAAGCATAGGAGAAATAAATGGAGTTTTTCCCGAAACGCAAATATTGGCTATTAAGCAAAGCGATTCTCCGGTAGATTTGTTATTTTCAGATAAAGCTGTAGCAAAAGTTGAAGAACCGGAGTTGGTAGTAGTTCCACAATGCGTAGCTGATTGGATTGAGCAGAAAAAGGCAAACGGAGATCAGTTATACATTGCGATGGACAAAAGCTGGGAGAGCATGAACTACACGGTGAGCGACTGGCTAGAAGAGGGAGAAGACAGATACAACAAATTTGCACGCGCATGGTTGGACGGCTACGAAGTCGAGAAAGAACCGCTTTATTATGTGAGATTGCCGTTTGCGTCTCGATCTACTGATTTTGAAAAAGAAACAACTTACACATATATTATCGTAAATATAACTACTGACGAAATGCAGCCATCAATATCGAACCGCAACTATGGATCATGGAAAGCAGAATTGACAGAAGCACAAATAAAAGGTATGCCCGGAGGCGACTTATATTGGCAGTTTGCTGTTCTTGTTGACGAGGTGGCGGAATGAGTGAACAAGAAGCAAAGAAGATTATCCTGAAATGGTTGAAAGAAAGTAGTGAATTTTTAACACCTATCAGACTATTCTTTGACTTAGAAAATCGCAACAGCAAAGCTCCTCAGCAAGTGGTAGAGGCATATCTTGCAATCGAAAATAGAAAAGTAGAGTACGAACTACTAGCCGAATTTGCCTCATGGGGATTGAAAGAGGTGGCGGAATAATGTGTGAGTATTGCAAGAATGACTCTATGATGAATAACGAGCCTTTGCTGAGTTTTGATGAAGAATATAAAGAAACAGGTGTCGTTAGACTAGACAGCAATGGCAACTTAGGAGTTTTCGGCTACTACGGTTTAACAGCTAGGAATATCAATTACTGTCCAGTTTGTGGAAGGAGTTTGGGATAATGACTAAACAAAGCCGGAAAAATAAAGAATACGTCTATGAGCTAATTTATACTTTTTTTAGCATTGAGAAGTCACTAGGCATATTCAAAACACGAGCAGCAGCGGAAAGAGCTATGTATGACGATATAGACGACACGCCGAAGCGAATTTATACCGATTATTATGAAATAAATAAACGACCGATATACGAGTAGAAAGGAAGCATCTATATGACCCTTTTTGAAAAAGAACTTAACCAAATATTTGAAATCGCTGAAACGGAGGAAGAGTTAAATAATTTTTTTGATCATGTTGCAACGGCAGGTATGTTCACTAGACCACTATTTTTATACGTTTTAAAATGCCAGTTAGCATTTGACCCTGATTTGAAAAACGAGATAAGAGACGCGTGGAAAGCAAGCAAGGTGAAGGAGGTAAGCAAATAATGATGAACTATTACAGCATTGAAAAAGGTACAAAAGCATATGAGTATTTAGACAAGCTTTTTAATCAAGAAACTGGTGCTTTTTTAGACGAGGTCACAAAACTTATTGGATTTGATGCGAACGGTCACATTGGTATCAATCGTGAAAAATTAATAATCAAAAAATCAACTTTGGAAGAATTTAAACCGGAATGGGTACCAAAATTCAAAAGATATAAAGGTGAATGGATGACTCCAAAAGTTGCGCTAAAGAAGTTAATCAGTTCGTATGCAGAACTTCGAAAAAAATACAATATGGATTATAATTTCATGTGTTTTTGCATAAATAACCGCCTGCTGGGCGGCGTCAAAGTTATCTATGATTTTAATTCCTGCGGATTCGCATATTTGGAGTCTAACCAAGTCGTGGAAAACAATGATTTTGACCAAGTGTCAGAAATTAAGTATCTCGAAAGAAGAGCAGAACTCTTAGCTTTTGAAATTGAACAAAAGAAAAATATGGAGCAGGAGGAAAGCTAATGATACCAACATTCAGAGTCGCAGAGGACGAATTTATAGCTATTTCTACAGCAGAAGAACTTTTAGATTATATCAAACATGCGGAAGAACTTATAAGTATAGTAAGAGAATCAAGAAGCAAAGCCTACAAAGAATTAGCAAATCGAGGCTTACGACCAATGAAGGAGGATGAAGAAAAATGAGTTTTGATAAACGTATTGCATTCACTAATAAATACAATCAACAAGTTTTAGTCAGAAATGTCGGATTTGGTGCCGAACGCTTAGAGGTTACCGCAACAGACAATCCGGTGTTAGCTAAATATTTCACTGACCGAGAACATGCAATGCTTGCGTGTCGGGTAATAGACGAGGCTTTGGGTGTCCGTACTAGACTAGAAAACCGTAAACAGGTGTATATCATAACAAAGGTCAAGAGGGACTGTGACGAATATCTACGAGCTGTTGTGCCGCATGGTGGTAATTTATCACCTGTAGCAAGTTGGACTAAAGATATAACCGACGCCATTAATTTCACTGATTTCGATAGTATGGCTATGATGTGTAATTTCGTTGACTCACTTCGCGAAAACGACTGCCAAGCAAAATGCGGTCATCAAATGTTTTATAAATAGGAGGAACACGAATATGCAATTGGAGGTGCAAAATGACAAAACAAATCATTATCAACGAAGCAAACAGTTTACTTCACAGAAAAAGTAAAGAATTGAGTAAATCAATCATTAAAACACCAAAAGACCTAGAAAGATTCGCGATTGGTTTGGATAAATTATCGCAAGATATGTGGGACTATAAAAACGAATTGGAGGCGATTAAATGAGTATTTTTGCTGGCGATAAGATAGAGGTGCAGGATAGAAGTGGTGTAGCTGAATTATGTGTCGACGGAGAGCAGTTTCATGTTCTGATTAATAACAATGGTTTGCTTACTGTCGAAGGTGAAGACGGATTTTCATCCTTTAACATACCAGCAACTCAAGTCAAGAAAGTAAAAGAAAATAGGAATAGTCAATTAGTAAGTGAGCTATATGAACAATCAGATGCAGTAAGTTTTAGTATATATAATGCAGATATAGATAAAGCTAAGTTGTTTGTATCTAATGTAAATAAGCCACAATTTGACGAAAGAAACAATGTGAAGTGGTATTCTGCATCAAAAGACAAAATAACAGCAACAGCGTTTTTGAAAGGGGATAACTAACATGCCAACCTTATATTCGATCCAAGATAAATACCAACAACTCTTGAACTTAGCTGAACAGCTTGATCCAGAATTACTAAAAGATACCCTTGAAAGTATCGATGATGAACTAGAAACGAAAGCTGAAAACGTAGCATTTGTTATTAAAGAGCTAGAAGGTCAATCGCTAATCTTAGAAAAAGAAACAAAGCGTTTAGCTGAACGGAAAAATACTATTAATAATAATGTGAAGCGACTGAAACAATCGTTATTTGATGCAATGATAACTGCCAATAAGCAAAAAATTAAAACAAACTTATTCACATTAGATATCCGGAAGAACCCGCCTAGCATCATTGTAGAAGACGAAAGCAAACTACTGAACTATCTAATTGAACAACCTAAAAAAATAGATAAAACAAAATTAGGCGATGATTTGAAGAAAGGGATTGAGGTACCGGGTGCGAAAATTATTCAAACAGAAAGATTGCAAATAAGATAAGGAGGGGTTTTGTTGGAATTTATTCAATCGGAAGAAATGAAGAGGTCAGAGTATTTTAATATTATGATTTATGCCAAACCAGGTGCAGGTAAAACAACTACAATTAAATACTTAAAAGGTAAAACGTTAATGTTAGATTGCGATGGCACGTCAAAAGTTTTAAGTGGGTTGCCTGATATCACAATTGCAACATTGAATCCTCGTAATCCCGTGCAAGACATGGCAGATTTTTATGGATATGCAAAAACACACGCGGATGAATACGACAATGTAGTAATTGATAATTTGAGTCATTATCAAAAACTGTGGTTAATGTTCAATGGAAGAAATACTAAATCAGGGCAACCGGAGCTACAACATTATGGGATATTTGATACACATTTAATTGATATGATTTCCGTATTTAATAACTTAGCAAACACAAATATTGTTTATACCGCATGGGAAAATACACGACAAATTCAATTAGAAAGTGGTCAACTTTATAATCAGTTTTTACCGGATATTAGAGAAAAAGTAGTTAATCATGTGATGGGAATTGTTCCAGTAGTTGCGAGATTAATACGAAATCCTGAAACTGGACAACGAGGCTTTCTACTAACAGAGAATAATGGTAATTTTGCAAAAAACCAGTTAGATAATAGAGAATTCGCCTTACAAGAAGACCTATTCAAAATCGGTGATATTGATGCTAAAGCTTAGAGAATATCAACAGGAAATTATAAATGATGTAAAGGGGGCTTTTTTACAGGGATATAACAGACCGTGCGTCGTTGCTCCCTGTGGATAGGTGCAGGTAAATCGGTCATTTTATCAGAAATAATTCGCATGACAACACATAATAAAAACAATGTTCTTTTCCTAGTCCACCGAAAAGAGTTGATTGACCAAATTAGAAACACACTCATTATGAATGAAGTGGATATGGAATTTGTCAAATTGGGTATGGTTCAAACGATAGTTAGACGTTTAAACAAAACTTCGGAGCCTTCGTTAATTATAATTGATGAAAGTCATCATGTGTTAGCGAATAGCTATAAAAAAATAATTCATCACTTTTCTAAAGCGAAGGTTGTTGGATTTACCGCAACACCCGTAAGAATAAATGGCGGTGGTCTGGGTGATATAAATGACACATTAATCGAAAAAGTTAATGTGAAATGGTTAATAGAAAATCGGTTTTTAGCGTCTTACAAATACTATGCTCCTGAAATCGTTCAAACAGAAACATTAAACGTTAAACGAACTGGCGAGTTTGACATGACAGGTCTTGATGATCAATTCAATAAGAAAATGGTTTGGGGCGATGTCATACAGCATTATCAAAAATTAGCTAACGGAGAGCAAGCAATTCTTTATGCTAGTTCGATATATCAAAGCGAAAAGATGGCAGCGAGTTTTAATGCAGTAGGCATTTCATCCGCACATATTGACGGCAAAACACCTAAACCCATTCGAGATGACATCATAAAACGGTTTCGAGAAGGAGAAATAAAGGTCCTTTGTAATCTTGACCTTATAGGCGAGGGTTTCGATGTTCCGGATTGCTCCACTGTCATAATGCTAAGACCTACACAATCATTATCGCTGTACATTCAACAATCGATGCGAGGCATGCGTTATAAAGAAGGTAAAACAGCTATCATCATTGACCACGTAGGGAATGTAAAACGTTTTGGTCTTCCAGATATGGAACGAACATGGTCATTAGCACCTCGCAAAGGAAGTAATGCAACAAAAGCAGAGGCACCCGTTAAAATATGCAAAGATTGTTTTATGACAGTTAGCCAGACAGCAAAAAAATGTGAACATTGCGGACATGAATTCAAAGTTGAGGTGAAGGCGGTTGAAGTGGATGAATTAGCAGAGTTACAAGAAATAGACGAAACATCATTTATTCTTGACTACAGAGAGCCGAGTGACTGTAAGAATATGAGTGAGTTATATGAATTAGCAAAAAACAAAAATTACAAACGCGGATGGGCGTACCATCAAGGAAAACTATTAGGATTTATCAAATAAAAAACGAAAGTAGGAATGTAAAAATGGTATTCAAATTAGATACAGAAGACGTTTTTGGTGGGCAAGTAGAAGATGGAGTTTATGAGGTAATTATTAATCACGCAACAGAAGATGCGACACAAAGCGGTGCAGAGTATATCAATGTCGATTTAATTATTCGGAACGATATTAATCAAAAGTTTAAGAATGCGCATATTTTCCACAGTATTTGGAAAGCTAAAAAAAACAATCAATATAATGCGAAATCAATCAACACGATTGGTAAAGCTGTTGGACTTGCAAACGGTAAAGAATACAATTCGTTGACCGAAGTATTAGAAGACTTTGCATTAAAAACATGCCGCGTATCCGTGAAAAACGAAACATCAGAATATAACGGTAAAACGTACAACAATCTCAATGTGAAAAGTTGGACTGAATCGAAAATTCCTGGACCAGCTAATCATCAGTTTGCGGCAAAAGATATTGCGCAGCAAGACAACCAACCAATGAATATTACAGATGATGACCTTCCATTTTAAAAGTTAGGAGTGTGCGGAAATGTTTGAAAGAATACCAGACGAATTAAAACAGTTAAAGCAATGGTGCGCTTACAAACTAATTTGGGATGAAGAGCGACAAAAGCATAAAAAAATACCGATGAATGCCAATAATGGCAAACACGGTAGAAGTAACGACGAAAGCACATGGGCGGATTTCACGACCGCCCTTGCTTCCTTAGAAGATTATGGGTTCGATGGGTTAGGTTTTTATTTTAAAGCCCCATATTTCGGCGTAGATATTGATAATATAGCAGACGAAATTGAAGATTATTTATTAGGCGATCAAGAAAACATTGTTGCTGAATTTATTCACACACTGGCGAGTTATACGGAGTATTCCGTTAGTGGTACTGGTATTCACATCATTTCTAAAGGTAAGTTTCCCGATGGTGGACGAAGAAAAAATAACGTAGAAATGTACAATGATGGTCGATTTTTCGTTATGACAGGTAATGTAATCAATAACTTCACAAAAATAAACGATGGTTCTACAGGCATTCAATACTTGCATGCGAAATATATTGGCGTGAATGATGCACCGATCGTCAATCATTCGGAAGCGAGTCACGTAGATTTACCAGCTAACGATATCATTCAAAGAGCTATGCAAAGTAAGCAGGGTTCACAGTTTAAAACACTATACGATGGTATGTGGGACGGTCTTTACCCTTCACAATCAGAGGCAGACCTTGCTTTTGCTAATATGTTAGCATTCTGGACAGGTGCTGATTATCAAAAAATGGATGAAATTTTTCGTTCTAGCGGATTGATGCGATCCAAATGGGATCAAAAACGCGGAGCTTCGTTATATGGAGAAAAAGTATTAAATGTTGCTATTCAAAATACAAGTGATGTCTACTCACCTGGTAACTCTATTGATGATTACGAAATAAAAATATTGGATAATGGTAAGGCTAAAAAAGCATATAGTTTTGACGATACGGGGAATGCAGAACGCTTTAGAGACGAGTATAACAACTCGGTCCGTTATTCTTATGTGAATAAGGGGTGGTATTACTATAATTCTAAAATATGGATGTTTGATAATACTGGTGCTATCAAAACGTTAGCTGATCGTGTGATTCAAAATATGAAAAAAGATTTTGCTTACATGGAATCTGAGTCCGATATTGAGAAAGCATTTGTGAAGCATTTGAAAGCAACACGAGGCAACCGAGGTAAAACAAATATGTTAAAAGAAGCTGAGCATTTAATGCCTGTGCTTCCAGAACAATTTGATGTAAATAAACACTTTTTTAACACACAGAACGGCTATATTGATTTAAAAAGTGGCAGATTGAATGAACACGATCGTTCTAAAATGTTTACAAAGATTAGTCACATTGAATACACAGATAAAATCGATGCACCGCTATGGAATAGTTTCTTACTTGATATTTTCGACCACGACAAAGAATTAATTGATTATGTTCAAAAAGCCGTTGGATATTCTCTCACAGGTAGTACGAGCGAGCAGGTTATGTTTATATTATTTGGAAATGGTCGTAATGGTAAAAGTGTATTTTTAGATATTATTAACGATGTGTTCGGCAGTTACTCCACAAATATTCAACCACAAACAATCATGGTAAAACAACAGTCAAGTGGTGCGAATAGCGATATTGCTCGTTTACATGCTGCACGTTTCGTTACAACAACAGAACCGAACGAAGGCGTGCGTTTAGATGAAGGGTTGATAAAACAACTCACAGGTGGCGATAAGGTTACTGCAAGGCATTTGTACAAAGATGAATTTGAATTCACACCAGAGTTCAAAATTTGGATGGCAACGAATCATAAGCCGATAATTCGCGGTCGCGATGATGGTATATGGCGCAGATTACACTTGATACCTTTCACAGTGAAGATACCTAATCATAAAGTTGATAAAAATTTGAAATACAAACTTAAGGGCGAACTCACAGGTATATTAAATTGGGCTGTAGAAGGCTGTTTAAAATGGCAGCGCGAAGGATTGAAATTACCAACAGCAGTAGAACGCGCAAGTAATGAATATAAATCAGAAATGGATGTTATTACAGCGTTTATTGAGGATTGTTGCGAAACCGATTTGGAAAGTAAAATAAAATCAAAGACTTTGTACGATACGTATCGAGAATGGGCGAAAGATAATGGACAATATGTTATGAGTTCAACAAAGTTCGGAAGGGAAATGGGATTGAAGTTTGAAAAGAAAAAAAGTGGGTCAGTTCGTCTTTACCAAGGTATAAAACTAAACGATGAATACTCGCAAATGAACTTCAATTTTTAAAGTGGGACACATTGGGCAGGTTTGACCCGTTTTTCCTAAACCTTTACTATTTTTATTTTCCTATACTACTTTCTATATTTAACTCTTATCTTGTCCCTATTGTCCCAAAAAGAATAATAAATATATATAGGAGGTATAAAATGACAGCAGAAATGAATATACAAAACTCTATACGCTTAGCCTTAGCAAAAAAAGGACATTATGTTTTCAGAGCCAATGTGGGAAAAATTAGAATGCCAAATGGGCGCATTTTTGACACAGGTTTGCCAAAGGGTTTTCCAGATTTATTCGGTTTTCGTGGAACGGATGGAAAAATGTTCTTTATTGAAGTGAAAAATGAAATCGGGAAGTTAAGACAAGAGCAGAGAAACTTTCAACAAGCGATGGAATGTACGCCTGCCATATGCGGAGTAGCTAGGAGTATAGAGGAAGCATTGAAGATTGTGGAGGGATTAAAATGAAAAGATTTCTTGTTATATGTGGGAATCAAGCAGAAACTAAATATGAATTTGAAGAATTTATACAAAGTAAAGAAAAATATGTTACGAGTGTAAATAAAAATGATTTTATTGTTGAATTAGGAAATGAGAAATATATATTTACAGACCTTGGTAATTTAAAGAGTTTCTCAAAATTGAAATTTAATGGTTTTGCATTTGGAAAACTATTATCTAGGAGACATAGTCCTGGAAAAATTGAAATGTTGTTGGATATTTGGAGGGGATAGTTTTGTTTAACTCCTTACGAAAATTTCTGAACAAATGGAAATATAATCAAGGGATTTATGAAGAACGCACGGGCATTGAAGAAATAAGCATGCCAAACAAGGAGGATGAACAAATGAAATTATATCATACAGAAACACAAGAAGAGTTTGATGCGTTGATGGTGTACGTGGAGAAAAAAGGATATGAATGGAATACAAAAGAAAAACCTACAGAATACAATTGTTGGAACATTTTTAAGAAGGAAACTGTAATAGTAATAGAATATGATATTAATTTAGGTTTTGCGTCAAAAGAATATTGTGAAAGAGTACATCCTGATACACCAATCAAAAAATACAAAGTGAAACAAGACGAAGTTGCGAAGTGGTTCGATGACGCTGCAAATGCCATGAAAGCATTATCTGCCGGCGGAGTGTCTGTAAAAAACGAAAATACTGACAACGTAAATAATCCATCACATTACACAGCGGGCGGTATTGAAACGCTTGACTACATTAAAGCTAAAGTAAAGGATTATCCGAGTTATGTTGCTGGGAACATACTTAAATACGTTTCGCGTTATGAACACAAGAACGGCATTGAAGATTTGAAGAAAGCACAGTTTTATTTGAATGATTTAATTGAGTGGATGGAGAGTGATTAAATGTCAAAACGATTACGACAAGCGCATTATAAATTAATTGAAGATGAACTTCGTTACTATCATTCTACAAAAAAAGAAATACTAGAAAAACGTGCAAACATTGTCGTGGGATCTATACATCAAGAATTCAAAGATGAGAACCAAGGCGGTGGTTCTTCTGGTCAGATATCAAATGAAGTGGAACAACGTGTGATGTTATTACAAATGGATAGGGAAATACAAAGGATGTCTGATACTGTGAGAGCAATTGAAACAGTATTGAATACTTTGTCTGATGAAGATAAACAACTTGTACAATTCAGATATTGGGATAGGAGTAGACCAACATGGTTATGGATTGCATGTAAGTTGAATATTAGTGAAAGCACAGCAAAAAGAAAACGGAAAGAGATTATTTATAAAATTGCTGAAAGACTAGGATATTAAAAAGTTGACCCGTTTATGACCCGTTTGACATGTTTTTCCGTGCTAATATTATAGAGTAGAGAAGTGAAGATGATTACAAATAAAATAATATATTAAGTCTGCACTTCACTTCTCATCTATAATCACATGATGATATAGCAGTTTAAAAAACGTGTTAATGATTCAGCCTGTTAATATTTGAACTGGAGGTTTTTACTTGGTATAGTAAAAGTAAAAAGGATGGCATCTTATGAATGAAAAGCTTTTAATGAATCAGAGTGATGTTCAAAAAGTAACTTTTAATATTTCAGGGGATTATTTATCAAAAAAAGATGGGTACAATTTATATTATTTGAGTGAATCGTTGAGTTTATTTAATGAGATTGTTGAGAAAACATACTTGTTAGTCGAAAATCGACAACATATGACTGAAAAGGACCGCGAGAATGTATATGTGACTATTCATGATATTCGTGAGGGATCATTTGAAACGGATTTAATCATTCACATTCGTGATGCTACAGTTGCGTTACTTCCTCTGGTTAGTTCTTTAGATTCGAAAACAGTTTGGAAAATGATTAATGAAGCTTATAAATATTTAAAAGCAGTACTAACGGCGAAAAAAGAAGGTGAGAGAGTGTATATTTCAAACAGTGACTCTAATGAGAATGTTAGTATAGTTCATAGTGGCAGCGGAGATGTTATTGTAAATATCCATCCTGATAGTATAAGACTTGCTGAAAAGATCTCTCCTCAAATTGCTAAAATGTCTAATCTTGTTACTGATGATAACTCGGTAACTAATTTATATATAACAGATACTTCGGGAATAGATAAGATAAGCTTTGATGAAAAAGATAAAGAATTATTTAAAAAGTCTACTACGTGGGATAATCAGACTATAACATTTGATGGAACTATTATTACTGCAAACGGAATGACTGTTAGTGGCAAAATTAGAATAGAAGAAGATACAACATTTTTACCTAAAGGGGAATATCTTTACGAATTTATGGAAAAAGATTGTATAGAGGATATAAGGAAATCTTTAATGCTTAAACGAGAAATTGTTGCTATACGAAAAGTGCAATTTGATCCTATTTATTTAAAAGAAAAAGTTGAAAAGCTAAAGATTATTTCAGTAAACTAGCTATTCCAATACTCGTGGCGAAATAGGTAACCGCATCAGTAATGTTCTACAAGAAGTCATGCACACTCGTTATAGACTCTAGCATCTGGCGTGTGTGTAAATAGAAACTACGCTAGTAAACTGTTGACTTCCTGCAAGGTGCAAATCCTTGCCGAGTATATTAATGACAATGCCTTCTCTCTATTTAATAGCAGATACATAGAACAATGAAGTCTAGTACATTGCGTGCTGGGCTTTTTAAATGATTGAGGTGATAGTGATGAAATCATTGGCAAGCGGCTCTACAAATAATAGACAAGACTATTTAAGCATTCGTATACCAAACAAAGGTGATGTTCCTATTATAGAGTATGAAGGTGATGACTACGGACAATTGCCATATCAAGGATTAGAATCGCTTAGGTTGTTATGGGTAACAGATTCAAACCTTGAAACTAAGCCAACCGAAAGATTAAGCTTAGACATTGTATATATTGATGTAGAAAATGAAGGTTCAAGACTATGTATAAATGTTGGAGATTCATTATCTACTGAAAGTAACCTGGCTAAGATTGCAGAAATGAATAGTGAAGAGACTAGATACTAATGCTAACACAAGCAGAACGTCATACATTTTATAAGTCAAAGGCATGGGTAAGCATACGTAAAGAAGTATTAAAGCGTGATAACTATGAATGTCAAGAGTGTAAGAGGCAAGGCAAGGTGTTTACTGATTATCATGATCCAGACAAGCATAAAAGACTCGATGTGGACCATATCAAGGATTTAGAACATCATCCTGAACTTGCGCTTGATATAGATAATCTCACTACTCTGTGTATAAAGTGTCATAACAAAAAACATAATCGCTTTCAATTTAGAAGGAAAATAAATAAATGGGTGAATGATGAACGATGGTGACACCCCCGGGTCAAAGGTTTGCGCTTTAATTTGGCTCTGGGGAACGGTGTGGGGGTCTTCTCCGCAGAAATATTAAAAAGTCTCATGAAGGAGGGAGGGTTGAAAGTGGAATATAACATAAAGAAATTGGAAAAAGAATTGTTATCAAATATTGATACTACTAGTCAGAAAGAACTCGAAAAAGTTAATCGTTATATTAATTTAATACGTATATATTACGAGTTAGACAAAAGCATTGAAGTGGATGGTGCTGTTGTTGTCACTGAAAACGGCTCGCAAAAATTCACGAAAACTAATCCAGCAATACAAGAAAAAAATCGAATCAACACTTCATTATTATCTATTGAACGTTCTTTTATATTCAAAGGCGAAAATGATAATCAAGATGGTAGTGACTTGATATGATATCAAATAAACACGTTGATAACTATATACAGTCGTATGAAAGTGGAAAAATACTACTCAATAAAGAGCGAATCGATCTAATAAATTACTTACAAAAACATGTTCTTAGTAGAGATGATATATATTTTGATGAGACACAAATAGAAAATTATATTGCTTTTAGTGAAAAATGGTACTTTCCTTTGGATAACTGGGAAAAGTTTATTGCACCATTTATTTTTTTATATTTTAAAGAAGACAATGAACTGTTTTATGAAGAGTTCTTTATAACACTTGGTCGCGGTGGCGGTAAGAACGGGTTTATAAGTACATTATCAAATTATTTTATAAGTCCGCTACATGGGATTAACAATTACGATGTTTCGGTAGTAGCGAATTCCGAAGACCAAGCGAAAGTTAGTTTTAAAGAAGTATTTAATACAATAGACGGAAATCCTAAATTGGAAGGCAGCTTTGACGCATGGAAAGCACAGATTATTGGCAAAGGAACCAACAGTGTTTTTAAATTTCAAACGTCAAATGCAAAAACTAAAGATGGTGGTCGTGAAGGCTGTGTTATTTATGATGAAACTCATGAATATGAAGATAGACAAATAATTGATGTATTCTCTGGAGGACTTGGCAAAGTCGCGAATCCCAGAGAATTTTTTATTGGCACCAATGGATTTGTGAGAGCGGGATTTTATGACAAGTTGGAAGAACGTAGTAAAGCAATTTTAAGTGGTGAAAATCTTAACGACCGCATGTTTCCTTTTATTTGTAAGCTAGATGATCCAGAGGAAGTTAAGAATGAAGCTATGTGGGAAAAAGCAAATCCTGCTTTTGAAAAGCCATTAAGTCCTCGTTCTAAACGCTTACTAAATAAAGTTAGAAAACAATATGAAGCATTAACGAATAATCCAAGCGGCAGAGAAGCATTCATGACTAAACGAATGAACCTTCCAGAAGTAGACTTGGAAAAGGTAGTAGCACCGTGGGAAGATATTCTCGCAACTAACCGAGAAATGCCAGAACTCCAAAACCGAGCTTGTATTGGTGCGTTTGACTATGCAAGCGTTAAGGACTTTGCGGCTGTTGGATTGCTGTTTCGTGTAGGCGACGATTATATTTGGAAAACCCATTCTTTTGCTAGAAAAGGATATTTGGATGTTGCAAACCTTAAACCGCCTATCAAAGAATGGGAAAAACAGGGATTACTGACAATTGTTGATGAACCTACAATCGACCCCCGTCATGTTGTCAATTGGTTTGTTGAAATGCGAGAAAGATACGGTATTCAAAAAGTAATTGGAGATAATTTCCGAATGGACCTGATGCGACCATTGTTTGAAGCAGAAGGATTTGAACTGGAGATTATTAGAAATCCACGTGCAGCTCATAGTTTGCTAGCTCCGCGAATTGAAACACTATTTGCTAATCATCGTATTGTGTTTGGAGATAATCCGTTAATGCGATGGTATACAAATAATGTTGCAGTGAAAATCAAACCGGATGGAAATAAAGAGTATCTTAAAAAAGACGAGCATAGACGTAAAACTGATGGATTTCAGGCTTTTGTCCATGCTCTTTGGCGTGCGGATGAAATAGAAGATATTGATGTAGAAGAGGTATTGAACATGCTTAACGCGATTGCGTTTTAGGCTGAATAACTATAGACCTAAATGTTTGGATATGGTGGAAAGTGCATACTTTCCTGCTAGTTCTGCAGTTACTAACAGCGAAGCAGAAGCAACTTTGTCAGCTATTTGTTTTACTTTTTTCCATGATTCGTTGTCTCTGATATTATCTAAAAATAGATGACCTTGCCAGGTAATGGATTCTATTGAAACATCGTATTTAGAACCCGACTGTATGAAAGTTCTAGTTGTTAAGAAACCAGCTTCGCTTAACTTTTCTATACAGTAGTTTACGTCATCTGAACCAAATTGCTTGTGTGCATTAAAGTCTAACAATTGATTATAGGCTAAATATCCACCATAAGGCATTCTTTCTTCTATATCTAGCATAACTTGACGAACGCAGTCTTGATTTAAACGCAATATAATCACCTCCCTATTTTAAGGTGATTATAGCACAAGGAGGTGATAAATTGGGACTCTTTACAGAACTGTTTAAAAGAAACAAAGAAATTGAGTGGATGTGGGATTTAGACTTTTTAGAGGACAAAACTACAAAAGTATATTTAAAGAAAATGGCTTTAAATACATGTGTAAAACATATCGCGAGAACCATTGCAAAATCTGATTTTAGGTTAAAAAATGGAGAAATTAGTGTGCGGGATAAATTGTATTATAAGTTAAACATTCGTCCAAATACAGATATGAGTTCAAGCTCTTTCTGGGAGAAAGTGATTTATAAGCTAATTTATGATAATGAGTGTTTAATTGTCCTTTCAGATACAGACGATTTTTTAATTGCTGATAGTTATGTGAGAAAAGAGTTTGCGTTATTTCCAGACATTTTCGAAGGCGTCACAGTGAAAAATTATTGTTACGAGCGAAAGTTCAGTATGGACGATGTTATTTTCTTAGAATATGGAAATGAGAGATTGTCGGCATTCACGGATGGGATGTTCGAGGATTATGGAGAGTTGTTTGGAAAAATGATTCGCGCACAAATGCGCAACTTTCAAATTCGTGGAGCTGTCAACTTCAAAATGGCAGGCGTTGCAGATAAAGATAAACAAATAAAGCTACAAGAATACATTGACAAAGTCTACGCCTCGTTTAGCAACAACGAAATTGCGATTGTTCCTCAATTGGAAGGCTTCAATTATGAAGAATTTGGAACAACAAGCGTGAATAATAGTCAAAGTTTTGATGAAGTTAAGAAGTTACGTAAAGAAATGATTGACTATGTGGCTAGTATTCTCGGCATTCCCTCTGCTCTACTACATGGAGATATGGCAGATTTAAGTAACAACATGAAAGCTTATATGGAATATTGTATTGATCCTCTTACAAAAAAACTTGAAGATGAATTAAACGCTAAATTATTTACCTCTAGCGAATTTTTAGCAGGTGAACATATCAAAATCATACACAAAAAAGACATTATAGAAAATGCAGAAGCTGTAGATAAGTTGGTTGCCTCTGGTTCATTTAATCGTAATGAAGTTCGAGAATTATTGGGCGCTGAACGAGTAGATAATCCGGAATTAGATAAATATTTAATTACTAAAAACTATCAGTCAGCTGATGAAGGAGGTGAGAATGAATGACGAAAATTGAAGTCAAAGGTCCTATTATTGGAAATGATGACAAATGGATTTATGATTGGCTGGATATGGAAGCTACGTGTGCAAATGATATCAATGAAGCCTTGGTAAATGCGTCAGGTGAAGTTGAAGTTTGGATAAATAGCAATGGTGGAGATGTGTTTGCTGGTAGTGAAATTTATACAGCATTAAAATCATACAATGGCAATGTAGTTGTAAAAATTGTTGGAATGGCGGCAAGTGCAGCATCTGTAATTGCGATGGGTGGAAATGAAGTATTAATTTCTCCAACTGGTCAAATGATGATTCACAATGTTCAATATGGTGGGAGAGGTGATTATAGAGAGTTAAAAAAAGCCTCTGAAATTGCTCAAAATGCTAATATATCCATTGCTAATGCTTATCAGCTGAAAACGGGAAAAACATTAGAAGAACTGTTAAATATGATGGGGGAAGAAACATGGCTAAATTCTCAACAGGCTGTAGAGCTAGGATTAGCAGATGGTGTGATGTTTCAAGAAAATAGCGAAACGCCAAAATTAGTAGCAAGTACAGGCGGCATGTTACCACAAGCTACATTAGATAAAGTTAGGGGACTGAAAGATACTAATGGTAAACAATCAATTTTAGAAGTATCTTTATCAGCGGAACAAATTCAAAGCATTGTAGAAGATGCAATTGCAAAATTAAAAAATGAAGTGATACTTGATGGGAAAACTTTGGATCAACATATCACTGAACAGGAAAAGAAACCAGAAGAGCCAGAAATGAATGGGCTAAAACGGTTTCTTTTTTAATACCCAAAAATAGGAGGAAATAAATTATGACTATCAAATTAAAAAACAACCTTGTAAATTACGAGGAAAAACGAACAGCTTTTGTCAATGCTGTTAAAAACGAAGAGACACAAGAAATTCAAAACAAGGCTTATGTGGAAATGGTAGATGCGATGGCTGCTGATATTATGGACCAAGCAAAAAAAGAAGCACGTCAAGAGGCAGACCAGTATATTTCAGCTAGCCGAACAGACAAAAATATCACGAATGAAGAAATTAAATTCTTCAATGATATTAATAAAGAAGTTGGTTACAAAGAAGAAACATTGCTACCACAAACAGTCGTGGATGAAATTTTTGAAGATCTAACAACTGAACATCCTTTCCTTGCATCTATTGGAATGCGTACAACCGGTTTACGTACTAAGTTCTTAAAATCCGAAACTAGTGGTCTTGCTGTATGGGGCAAAATCTTTGGTGAAATCAAAGGACAATTGGATGCTACATTCAGTGAAGAAGAATCTATTCAGAATAAATTAACCGCTTTTGTAGTAGTTCCGAAAGACCTTGAAAATTTTGGACCTGTATGGGTGAAACGTTTTGTAGTTACTCAAATTGAAGAAGCGTTCGCAGTAGCGTTAGAAAGCGCGTTTATTATTGGTGATGGTAAAGATAAGCCTGTTGGTCTAACTCGCAAAGTTGGAAAAGGCACTAACGTAGTAGATGGTGTATATCCAGAAAAAGTTGCATCTGGAACACTGACATTTGCTAGCTCTAAGGTAACTGTTAATGAATTAACAGATGTATATAAATATCATTCCGTAAAAGAAAATGGCAAGCCGCTAAATGTAGCTGGTGAAGTTACGTTACTAGTCAATCCTACAGATGCTTGGGACGTTAAAAAACAGTACACAAGCTTAAATGCAAACGGAGTGTATGTGACTGCCTTGCCTTACAATTTAAATATCATTGAATCATTATTCGTTCCAGAAAAGAAAGCTATTTCTTATGTAGCAAAACGTTATGATGCACTTATTGGTGGAGCCTTGAATATTTCTACTTTTGACCAAACGCTTGCATTTGAAGATCTTAACTTATATGCTGCAAAACAATTTGCGTATGGTAAAGCTAAAGACGAAAAAGCTGCCGCTGTATGGACATTAAATATCAAACCAACAGATCAAACTCCGGAAGGGTGATTGTAAATGGCTAAATTTGAAGTATTAAAGAAATTCAAAGACAAAGAAACAAAAGAAGTATATGAAAAAGGAACTGAAATTGAATTGACTGTAAAACGTGCAGGTGAGGTCGCTGACAATTTGGGAGCTTCTTTTTTAAAACGATTAGATGAACCAAAAAAAGATAAAAAAAAGTAGGTGCTGTACATGGAAGTATCAGATGACCTTCTTAAAAAATTTAAAGAACGTATGCATATTTCTCACAATAGCGAAGATAGCAATTTAAAAGAGTTGCTATCTTTTTCTATTGCTGATTTACAAGAAAAATGCGGGCTGTTTAATGTAGATGAACACTTTAGGGCAAGAGAATTGGTCATTGAGCGTACTAGATACGCGTATAATGATTCGATAGAATTCTTTAATGAAAACTTTCAATCACAAATAACTAGCTTAGGCTTCTCTCTCTATTTAGTTGAAAGTGGTGAATCTGATGAAGTTTCAGTTTAAACCTCAAAAAGTTCAGAGTGGCGATTTACGCACTCCGGTTGTTTTTTTTGAATATCAGCCGGTAAATGGTCCTGAACCAGGTGAAATAGAAAAAGTAATTCTATTCGAATGTTTTGCAGAAGTTTATAAACCATCCATGAAAGATTTAGAAATTTTGCATGGCACGGGAACAAAAGAAGCTGTCACAATTAATATTCGAGATACTAAAGGTGAGTATACAGTTAGTAACAAACATTATGTAGAAATATTAGATTATCGCTATTTAGACAAAAGATTTAATGTGATTGATGTTAGCCCAGACTTGCAAAGTAATAGCTTTGTAAATGTGCTTCTGGGGGTTCAAACATGAGTGTAGAAGTTACTGGAGTAGAAGAGTTGGAAAGACAGTTAGTTAATTTATTTGGACGAGAAAACTTGCCACAATTAGTAGACCCTGCTCTAATTGCAGGCGCAGCCCTTGTTGCAAAAACGCTTAAAAGTGAATTTGTTCAATTTAAAGACACAGGTGCATCGATTGATGAGATTAATATAGAAAAACCTTCGTATGACAAAGGGGTAAGAAGTATAAAGATTGACTGGAAAGGTCCTAAAGACAGGTACAAAATAATTCATCTCAACGAATATGGTTATACAAGGAATGGTAAAAAAATCACACCATCAGGAACAGGTAGTATTGCGAGATCACTAAGAATATCTGAAAGAGCTTATAGGGCAATTGTACAGAAGAAAATAGGTGATAAATTATGATTGATATTTTGAACATCATATATACGACATTAAGTAAAAACGATATCATTCACACTACTTGCGAAGAGAGAATAAAATATTATGATTTTCCAAGCACGGGTGATTCTAACAAAACTTTCTTATTAATCATTCCTTTAGATGTTCCAGTACCAACAAATTTTTCTAGTAACGAGGCTATGTGGGAAGATTTTTTAGTACAAATCGATGTACAATCTGACAATAGATTAATTGTTAAACAAATACAAGAAGAAGTTAGAAAAGAAATGAAACGAATAGGTTTTGGGCAACTCGCTGGTGGATTAGATGAATATTTTCCAGAAACAGGTCGATTTGTAGATGCACGAAAATATAGTGGATTGCCATATAAGCTATATCAATAAAAATAATAGGAGTGAAATAAATGATTACAACGATCGGATTTGAAAAAGCGACTTTCGGTATTTTTGATGAAAAAGACGAAAAAGTAACAAAAAAAGTAGAAGTAAATGGTAAGAATAAAAAAGGTGGTACGGTCGAAGCGGATATTTCTGGTCTTGATGCAGAGGCTATTAAAGTTTTTGCATCCAATGGTCCGTACTACATTTCCAAAAAAGGTTCTGGTGATGTTAAGCAAACGATTAGTATTATGGAACTACCTTTCGAATTAGGACAAGAGTTATTAGGTCGTCAAAAGAACGCAGATGGTATTGTAACTGTTGGGAAAAACACTAATCCACCATACGCTTCATGCGTGATGGAAAGTGAAACATTGCGAGGGGAACCGGTATTCTTTGCTTTACTAAAAGGGAAATATGGACAAGATGACGTTAAATTAAACACATCTGAGGATAAACCAAAGGAACCAGAAGCAACTAGTCTCACTGGCGAATTTGTTTATAATGACGCTGGGGACGTTTTTGCTATGGCTGTGGGCGAAGAATTCCGAGATAAAATTAATAAAATGGCTTTTCCTGGCTTTGTTGAAACACCAGCAGTACCCGAAGGATAAAATATTTTAAGAGTAGGTGAACTCCTACTCTTTTTTTATTGACAAAAATTATAAAAAAGGTGGAGAAAACATGATTAAATTAGAAATTTTTAACAAAGAAACAGAAAAGAAAGAGCTTTATGAGAGAGGAGATACCTCTGTAATTGAATTAGAAGACTACTGGAAAATGCAAGAAAAAATTAGAGAATACATTAACACTTCTGATAATCCTAAAAAAACGATGATTCTAGAAATGCAGTTAAAATTCATAGTTAAATTATTTAACGATAAGAATTTGAGCGTAGATTTTCTTAAAAAAAATATTCCTTCCAAAAAATTAAACGATACTTTGGTGTCTGTCTTTCGAGAAATTTCACCAGAAGAATATGATGTTGAAGATGACGAAGGCGAAGAAGCAAAGTAATAACGCTTACCGAGTTTTTGTCCGATCTCGATGCAATTAGGCGTTACTGCATGAAAGAGTATGGCTGGACAATTCGAGAAACGGACGATCAAGAATACAAAAAGTTATGTCGTCTGATAATCGAAAAAGAAGAAGCAAAATCAGAAAATAACAAAGTTTCACTTGTTGACTTTGTATCACAATATCAAGATGTCAATCGAGGAAGGGGGTAAATAATGAATAAACTTCAAGGATTGTCGATTAACCTAGACCTAGATGCTACTAGAGTGGACGAGGGAATGAAAGGGTTGAAAAGGACCCTCGGTTCTGTGAATAGCGAAATGAAAGCAAATCTTTCGGCATTTGGCAAAGGAGAAAAAACCTTATCTCGATATGAAACAGAACTGGATGGACTTAATAAAAAGTTATCTGTTCAAAGCAAAATGGTTTCTCAAACTAAAAACGATTTTAAAGATTTAGAAAAACGAAATGCTTCTTTAAATGGAGAGTTGAAAGAGTCTAATAAAACGTTGACTGAGTCAAAAAAACGTTTTGAACAGCTTTCTAAATCTGGTAATTCAACTGAAAAAGAATTAAAAGAAGCAGAAAAAGAAGTAAATTCAAATCAAAAAGCGTATAACAAACTTAACAAAGAACTACAACAAATGCCAAAAGCTTTATCAGCTGGACAAAAAGCAGTAAACAATGAAGTTGCAAATTACAATAATTTGCAAAGAAAGATTGATACTACGACAGAATCTTATAAGAAATTCAAGAGAGAGCAAGCTGTTAAAAGCTCACCGTGGGGAGCAGTGACTCAAGATTTAGACAAGTATCAAAGAAAGTTAAATGAAACAGGTGATAAGCTTGTCGCCTTCGGGAAAAAAGGAAGTTTGTATATGGCTCCAGTTGCACTTGGTTTAGGTTTTGCTACCAAAAAAGCGGCTGATTTTGAACAACAAATGTCAAATACTCTTTCTGTTATGTCCCCTGGCGAGGTAAATCAATATAAAGATGCATTGAGAGAACTCGCTATTCAACAAGGTGCAGATACGAAATACTCCGCCTTAGAAGCCGCGCAGGCACAAGAAGAACTTTTAAAGGCAGGTCTTTCAGTAAAAGATGTTATCAATGGCGGGCTTTCAGGTGCGCTTTCATTAGCAACAGCGGGTGAGTTAGATTTAGCTTCAGCGGCAGAAATCGCGGCTACAGTTTTAAACGCATTTAAGGATGATAATTTAAGCGTGGCAGATGCGGCAAACATTCTAGCTGGTGCGGCAAATGCTTCTGCCACTGGTGTAGAAGAAATGAAATTGTCTTTACAACAAGTTTCTGCTGTTGCGAGTGGCGTTGGTCTGTCATTTGATGATACATCTACAATGTTAGCAGTATTCGCACAAAATGGTTTAAAAGGTTCTGATGCGGGTACCTCTCTCAAAACTATGCTACAAAGATTACACCCTACAACAAAGGCAGCATGGGAACAATTTGATGCTCTCGGTTTAAGCATTGTGGACAATGAAACTGCCATGAAAGTATTACAAGAAAATGGTGTAAAACCACTTTCTAACGATACAGATAAATTAATGGGACAAATTCAAGATTTAGCTAAAAGTTTAGCAGGTCCAAAAGCAAGCGCTTCTAAAGTTAACAAGGAATTTGAAGAATTAACAGTTGCTACTGGAGCGGTTCACTCCGCGTTTTACGATACAAACGGGGAATTGAAATCAGCAGAAGAAATATCTGGTTTATTGCAAAGTAGCCTAAAAGACTTAAATTCTGAACAGCGTAGTGCGGCGCTAGGTGCTATGTTTGGCTCCGATGCAGTTCGCGCTGGGAATATTGCTTATCGTGAAGGCGCAGAAGGAATTAAAAAAATGCGCACCGAAATGGGTAAAGTAACTGCAGACGATGTAGCTAAAATGAAAATGGATAATTTGAAAGGTACTATTGAAGAAATTTCTGGTGCAATTGAAACATTTGCAATAAGCATAGGAACATCATTGACACCGGTATTACGTAGTCTAGGAAAGCATATTCAACAAGCAGCCGATTGGTTTAATGGATTGAATGATAGTACTAAAACAGTTATCTCCACAGCAGGTGTAGTTGCGGTAGCGATTCCGGTGGCTGGACTAGCATTTGGATTTATTGCAAAAGGAGCAGCAGCAGCTATCTCACCTGTAAAGAAACTAACAGCCGCGTTAGCAGAAAACTCGGTCGCTGCCGGAACTAATGCTGCGACTACGCAACTTGCTGGAAATGCTTTGCCAGTCGGTGGAGGAAAAAGTAAAGGTTTCTTAGGTAAAGCTGGCTCATTTTTTAAAGGAAGCAAAGGAGCAAAAGCATTATCTACAGCTGATATGGCAGGCGATATTGCGAGTTATAGCAAATTCGGAAAAATTGGGGCTGGTTTGAAAGGCGTTGGAAAGGCATTACCTGGTTTGGGAATTGCATTATCTGCAACACAACTTATTGGTATTAACAAGAAAAATGCTGGTGATAAAGCTGGTAGCGCTGGTGGGAGCTTAGCTGGCGGGGCAGCAGGAGCCGCTATAGGAACAGCAATTGCTCCAGGAATTGGAACAGCTGTAGGTGCGGCAATAGGAGGTATTGCTGGAACTAAATTTGGGCAGGCATTCGGTAAAAAAATACAGAAGGAAATACCTGAATATAAAGCTAAATTCGATTTAATTTGGGATGCACTTTCATTCTCAGCAAAAGAACATCCTATTCTATTGAATCCAGTTAATCAAATTAACGATCAAATTAAAATGGCGAAAGCAGGATATGCGGCTATAAAAGATGTGTTTGCTAATCCTTTGAAAACGGATATTTCCGGAAAAGGTATTAGTAAAGATACAGCAAAAAATGTAAACTCTTATAAAACTATGTCTCAAAACGCAATCTCTGAATTAAAGTATTTGGAAATGTCCGGGGATGTAATCACTAAATCAACATCTGATAAAATTAGTAAAAATTATAATGGGATGGTTGCGCTAGTCGAGAAATCATTTGAGAAGACTAAAAAAAGTACTGATAAGAATTTAAATACTTTGTCAAAGAATAGCATGTTATCAGAAGCAGACATAAAAGCGGTTAAAGAGAAGCAAGCAAAAATACAAAAATTGTCATTAGATGAAGTGAAGAAAAACAACGAACAAATTCAAAAGCTAAATGAAGATATGGCTACTAAAAATGCTGGTATTACAAAGAAAGAGAAAGCAGACATAAAAGCAATTAACGCAAAAGCTGCAAAGGAAGGTAGAGTTTTAACTGCTTCGGAGGAACAGCAAATTACGAGCATCAAACGTAATGCTGCAAATCAACGTAAAACTAGTAATCAAATATATAGTAACCAAATTCAAGCAATATCTAAAAAACAAGAAACCGCTGTGGTTAGTTCTTTGAGTAAGTCTGCAAAAGAGCAAAAATTAATTTTAGGAAAACTGAAAGACAGTAGTGGAAAATTAAGTACAGAACAAGCTTCGAAAGTGGTTAGCGAATCGAAGAGAGCAAAAGATGGAGCAGTAAAAGAAGCTAACAAGAAATATAAGGATGTAGTTGCTGCAGCTGATAAAGAATACTATGTAAATGGAACTATTACTAAGAAACAACATGATGATATTGTAAGAAAAGCTAGGAGCCAAAAGAATAAAACCGTAAAAGCGGCAACCGAAATGCACGAACAAGTAGTCAGTCAAGCTCAATCACAAGCTACTGGTCATTTAAACCAAGTTGACTGGGAAACAGGTCAATCATTATCGAAATGGGATAATTTTAAAGTTAATTTAGCAGGTGTGATTAACTCTGTTACCGGCGGAATAAATAAAGTATTAAAGTTTTTTAGTTTACCTACTATTCCTGAATGGAAGCCAAAAGGTTATAATAATGACACAAAAAAAATAAACACTAGCAAAAGAACCTCATATGGTAGTCAGTTAGCAATGGATTACACAGGTTCTAACAATGCATCCGGACAAATCATGGCTGGCGAAGAAGGATTTGAGATTGCATATAATAAACGCAAAGCACAAGCTCAGATTTTAGGTGCGAATGGTGCAGAAATAACGCATGTTGCGCCAGGTACTAAAATTTTGAATCATGCAGATTCGAAAAAAGTCATGCAAGGTGGACTTGGTAAAACATTACCTGGGTTTGCAAGTGGCAATTCAACGATCAATGATTTCTTAAGTGACGCTTGGAATGGGACAAAAGCGGTAGCTGGAAAAGTAGTTGATTTTTCTAAAAAAGCTTTTGACTGGGCAGCGCATCCTATCAAAAATTTAAATAAACTTTTTGGTGGCTTGTCTGTTGGCGTTAAAATGGGTAACGATGGTAATTTAGGTTCTGACATGCTGAACTATTTAAAAAACAGTATCGGCGCACCTTTGGAGAAAATGCTATCTGGTTTTAAAGAAACTGCGCCAGTGGCAGGACCGGCTGGGAAAGGTGCTTCGGCGTGGTCTAGTGTTATTAAGAAAGCGGCTCTAGCCATGAAAGTGGATTTGTCCGGTAGTGAATTAAAAGGCATTATTGCACAAATTCATCGTGAATCTGGCGGGAATGAAAAAATAACTCAGTCATCTGCTGTTGTGGATGTTAATACATTATCAGGCAACCCTGCTAAAGGTTTGCTTCAATATATACCGCAGACTTTTAACGCATACAGAATGAAAGGTCATAATAATATTTTTTCTGGTTATGATCAGTTGCTGGCGTTCTTCAATAACTCATCATGGAGAAACGACCTTCCCTACGGAAAACGAGGCTGGGGACCACGAGGGCATCGTAGATTTGCTAATGGTGGTTTTGTAAAGAAAAATGAAATGATAGAAGTTGCTGAGAACAATAAGCCGGAAGTAGTCATACCGCTTACTCGGAAAAATCGAGCGGTTCAATTAATCAAAAAAACAAAAGAAATCATTGGAATGAACGATGGAGGAAGTGTTGTTGTCAATAGTCCTGACAATTCTGACATGATTTTATTGCTTCAACAGCAGAATCAGATTTTGATGCAACTACTTCAAAAAAATAGTGACGTATACATGGACACAAATAAGGTCGGAAGTTTAGTGGAACCTGCAATTACAAAAATGCAGAACAATCGTATAAGTAGAAAAGACCGAGTTCAGGGGGTTAGAAAACGTGACTAGAATAGGATTTACGTACGCCGGAATTCATAGCAATGACATTCCAGCAGTTGTTAATAGTATCAAAAGAAATGCAATCAATATCACTGAGAATATCCAAGAAGTACCTGCCAAAATTGGTGGGTACTTTTTTGGTAATTCCGTTGGTACTAGAAGCTTTGACATTAATATTACGCTTATGGGGAAATCGGAAACTGAACGAGTAGAAATAGCACACGATCTTAATAACTTAATCATCCAAACTAACAGTTTTGAAAGCGAAATAATCTTTGATGATGAACCGGAATGGATTTATTACGGTCATTTTGCCCAAATGGCAGAGTTAACAGAATTACAGACAGATAATTATACAACAACCATTACATTTATATGTAGTGATCCTCGTGGATATGGAGAACAACAAGAAATTAGTTTACCAGAAAGCCCGGCTATAATCGAGGTGGCGGGTTCACAATCAACAAGTCCAATTATTCATGCGATAGCAACCGACGATTTAACTAGTCTATCATTTGCAACAGATGATGATTATATATTTCTAGGGGCTGATATTGACCCCGATACAGGACAAACAGCTGTGAAAATGTATGAGAACGTGTTGTCCGATAGAGCAAATGACATGACTTTGTGGGATGGTATTGGGCAAAGTAATATTACTTGGGAGCTAGAAAATGGTAAGCCTGCGAAAACAAGTTCATTTAAACAAACTATAAATACCATTCGTGTAAATTCCTATGGTGAAAAAACAGAAACCGCGCCTTACAAATCATGGAGAGGTCCTGTAATGAAACGAATGTTGACGTCAGAATTAGACAATTGGAAAGTAACCGCTCGATTGGCAAATATTACTCAAAAATACCCACGCGCTAGAACAAAAATAGAATTGTATTTATTAGACAAAGATAGCAAACGCATTGGTAAATTTATGATTAAAGATGCCCAAAATGGGAGAGCTATGAATTTGGGACTAGAGATTGGGAGAACAACGAAAGATAGATACCTTTTTGCTGCAACTGAGGGGAAAGTAGTTAAGAAAAAGAATACGAAAGTGGTTTATTCAAAAAAAGTACAACAAACAGTGAAGTATACAGAAAAAGGTAAAACAAAGACTAAGCAAGTTTGGAAAACAATAAACACGACGTATGAAGTCGGAAATAACTATAATGAATTCTCAGATGCGTACTTTAATCTATCTATTGAAAAGCGTGGACAGTTGTTTATTGCGGAAATAGTTAAATTGAACGATAAAGGTAGTCAAGCTTGGAAACGAACCTACAAATGGAAAGACTCAAATAACAAATTTGCTACTAAGTTAGCAGGCATCGGAATTTACATGGCAAAAATGGATATTCCAGAAGATTTTAATAATCAAACTTACAAAGACAATGATGTTGTTTTTTGTGACTTGGTTGTACAAAAAGTTAATCCAGAGGCAGATATTAAAAATAATCCAGAGGTTATTATTCATAAAGGTGATGAAATTATGATTGATTGTGAAGCTGGGGTCATAATGAAAAATGGTTCAGTGTTCATGGAAAATTTAGCAATCGGAAGTTCATTTCCTTCGTTTTTTGGCGGCTATCAAACTCCAGTGGCTTTCAGCGAAGGAGCGGAGTGGTCCATAGAATACAGACCGACGACATATTAGGAGAGGTATAGAATGTTAACAATTCTAAATAGACAAAGAACAACTGTAGGCGTGTTATCTAATGACATGCCTTTTTCGTGTCCTTTTTGGGATGATGAGAGAAATGAGAAGCTTGAAAACTTTGATGACACATACACTGTTACCATCCCCGCAGAACATGAAATGGCTGAACATATTCACGAAGGTAATTATATTTTGTTTGAAGACGAACAAGCTAAGTTACGATTATTTCGTATTTATGAATCTGAAAACGGGTTAAATATGCAAGGACGATACATCAAAGCAACAGCAGAAAATGCATTTATTTATGATTTAAATGCAACTATTATTTCCAATAAATTACTGACTGATATAAGAGCTGACATGGCGCTTGAATATATTTTACAACAGACAGGATGGTCAATTGGTAAGAGAGAATTTGTTGGACAAATACGCACTATTGAATTTGCAGACAATATAACGGCTCAAGCTGGATTACAACAAGTTATTGCAGAATATAAAGCAGAAATTGATGCTTACGTAGAAAGCTTTGGTGGTCAAATCATTAATTATAAATTTGATTTAGTTGACGAACGAGGCAACAATACTGCGAAACGATTTGAGTACGCAAGAGACATTCAAGGTCTTAAACGAATTACAACTGATAAAACGATGTACACTGCTCTTATCCCGCTTGGTAAAGACAGTTTAACAATTAAATCAGTGAATAATGGTTTAAATTATATTTATGATGATGAAGCGAACTGGCTGTACAACGATGGCAGAGAATATTTAAAAGGGGTCATAACAAAAGATACAATAACAAACGCGCAAGCTTTAAAAGATTGGGCGCTACTAGAGCTTGAAAAAGTTAATCATCCTTTATCCACATATGAGGTAGACGTGATATTACTAGCAGAGATGTTAGGCTATGAGCCACACCAAGTCACACTTGGAGACACAGTAAGAGTAGTCGACTTGGACATGGATATAACTTTATCTGCAAGAATCATAGAAAAGACAACTTCTTTTAGTGATCCGTCTAAAAACAAGGTTGTTCTTGGTGATTATATCGAATTGGAAAACGTCACACCACTGGCTATTTGGGAACTTCAAGCGCAAATTGAAGAAGCTAAAAAACAAATAGAAGAAACGAAGACGTGGAAAGTAGAATTATTTAGCACGAGTGGTTCTACTTTTAAAAATAACGCTGGCACTACACAACTTATTGCAAGAGTTTACGATGGGAAAACAAACATAACGAATAGTATTGAGCGTGGTGATTTTATTTGGGAGAAGATAAACAACGACGGTACACACGACTTGGTTTGGGAAGACGCACAGATAGGCGTAGGTAATGTTGTTAATATCTCTGGAGAAGACGTTTTTATCAATGCCACTATTAGATGTTCGGTCAATCAAGGAAGTGAAGCTAGTATATTAATGATTAATGAAGAAGAAAGTTATATGTATGCTGAACTTCCACGCGAATTCCCTGCTGGGATAGAAGTAAATTTATCGGTTATGCAATGTGCGCAAATAGACGTGGAAAATGGTTATATATACTGGTCGCAAGAATATTATGGAAGTAAAAAAAGTAAAGTCGGTGGACAACAATCATACAATATTTATAGAACTACGCTTGATGGTACTTTCGTCGATATGATGTGGATTCTCGGCGGAGGACATGGGACTATGTTTGGCGTGGACACTTCGTCTGGTGAGGCGCACATCTGGTCTTATTATGTAACACCATTGCCCCAAGCAGAGAAGGCGATAGCAATGTTTAAATATGTCCCTTTGAAAGAACAGTTTTACGATGAGTCGATGGCATTTAAACTTGAAGCACCTGACGGTTTCCGAGTAACATACGATAAAACAAGCGACTATGTAGTTATGAGTCCAGGCGTTTCAAATTTAAGTATTAATGTTTTTAAAAAGTCTGATTTATTTGCCGGGAAAATAGCTCCTTTATATACATTTAGGACAAAAGACTGTGGATTTACAACTACTTTATATACGTTGCAAGGAATGCATGTAATGTTTCCATACGCGTATTTGTCAGCCGGAGGGAGTTTTACAGGCACTGATAAAAATCAAGTTTGGTGTTGGGATATGATTAATAATAGTTTAGTTTATCATCATGTTTTTCAAAAAAAATACTATCCTGCACAAGGTTCAACTAACGAATGCGAAGGAGCGTATCCATTTCTTGATGCAAATGGCAAGCGAATGATGCAGCTAAATTTAGGGCAAGGAGAGGCGGGCAAACGATACAATCGTATTTATGCTATGCCAGAAGAAAGGATGTTGGATAATGACAATTAGAGCAGCAGCGGAAATAACATTAACAGATATTAACGATGCGATAGTAGCTGGTGAAGCACCGTTAAACCCGACCACCGATTTACTGTGGATGGATAGTAGTGTGACACCAAATGTTTTGAGAAGGTGGGATGGAGAAAAATGGGTGAGTCAAACATTAGATATTAAGGAAGCAGATCCAGAAATTAACGAAAAAATAGAAGAGGCGATTACCGTTGCGAACAATGCATTGATTGAATCAGTTAGTAATCATAAACCGGTTTTTGATAAAACTCAACCAAGCGCTCCAGTCGAAGGTGACACATGGTTTAAAATAGACGAAAACACTAAAACAATTGTTGGTGTTTTTACTTGGAACGGGAATAGTTGGGTAGAATTACCTTTGGATTACAACGCATTGCGTGTGGGTAAACTTTCCGCTATCACTGCCGAGCTTGGTGATGTGAAGAGTGGTAGCATTACTGGTGCGGAGTTTATTCATAACATAAATTACAAAGATAGCGACGATAATCTTTACACTGGAACTGTCAAAATGAATGATGACGGGTTCAATTCAACTTCATATTTGCCTACGGGTATAGGGTCGGCAGTATTAGAAAGCATCATCAGTACATTAGGCGGATACAAAGTTGCGCAGAAACTAATCGATGTTGCCGGGGAAAGTAGCCTAGGAAATTCTATTTTAACTAGTAAATCTCTGCAGTTTAATGAGAATGGAAATATTAAGCTTTCAATTGATGCAGATTCGTTTTATAAAACAAGCTGGAAAGATTTACCGCTTAACGCAGGATATTCTACAGCCGAATTTAATACACCTCAATATATGATTTTATGCATTTTTGGAATTAGAATTGTGTTTTTCCGTGGTCAAGTTCAAAAATCAACCGCATGGGCATCAGCTAACGCTTTTGCTTCTGTGCCTCTTGAGATACAGACAACAAGAACGGCGATGGCTTACGCGCCAACGAGCAAATCGACTGGTGGTCGAGTACATGCGTCTTCCGCCAATGCAATGAGTTTTATGCCTGCCGACACCAGCGTTACTTATTTTGCGTTAAATCAATTATTTTATGTTTTAGATTGAAGCCGAATATTTTTTATGGGGGATGATGGAAATGTATGACGGGCTAGCAAAAGTTTTTGATTATGCTTTAGCGAAAGAAATGTTCTTCGCGGCGCTCTTTGTAGCGCTTTTTATAATCTTACTAATTATCACAAAAAGAATTTGGGATGATTCTAAAATTGTAAGAATAGAAATGAAAGAAGAACGCGAAAAAGTGGAGGAAGAACGAGAGAAGCGTAATAAGGAATCGAAAGAAGAGAGAGATAAATTTATAAGTACGATGAACGAACAACAGCGATTGATGGATAGGCAAAATGACATGATGAAACAGCAACAACAATCAATTGACAGCTTGTCTAAATCAGTCGGAAAGTTAGCTCACAAAGTAGATTTGTTGGAACACAAAATAACGAAGTAAAGGATGATAGAAATGGAGTTTGGAAAAGAGTTACTAGTTTACATGACATTTTTAGTAGTTGTAACGCCTGTTTTTGTTCAGGCGATTAAGAAAACGGAGTTAGTCCCGTCTAAGTGGCTTCCGACTGCTAGCATACTTATTGGTGCTATTCTGGGCGCATTAGCAACGTTTTTGGACGGCTCTGGATCGCTTGCAACGATGATTTGGGCAGGCGCTTTAGCAGGAGCTGGTGGTACTGGATTATTTGAACAATTTACTAATCGAAGCAAAAAATATGGAGAGGATGATAAATAATGGCATTAACAGAGGCATGGTTAATCGAAAAAGCAAATCGTAAATTAAACGTTTCTGGAATGAATAAATCTGTAGCAGATAAAACCCGAAATGTAATTAAAAAAATGGCGAAAAAAGGAATCTATTTGTGTGTTGCGCAAGGTTATCGCTCGTCAGCAGAACAAAATGCGTTGTATGCGCAAGGTAGAACAAAACCTGGCGCGGTTGTCACAAATGCGAAAGGTGGACAATCTAATCATAATTACGGTGTTGCGGTAGACTTGTGTTTATACACAAGCGACGGAAAAAATGTTATTTGGGAGTCAACAACTTCGCGCTGGAAAACAGTTGTATCAGCTATGAAAGCAGAAGGGTTTGCGTGGGGCGGAGATTGGAAGTCTTTTAAAGATTATCCGCATTTTGAATTATATGATGCTGCTGGCGGTGAAAAAGCTCCATCGACAAGCGCAAGCAAACCGAAGCCATCTGCAAGCTCAAATAAGAACGTTTACTACACAGAAAATCCACGAAAAATTAAAACACTAGTACAATGTGATCTATACAATTCAGTAGACTTTACAACAAAAAACAAAACCGGTGGCACATATCCGGTTGGCACAGTCTTCACGATTTCTGGGATGGGGAAAACGAAAGGCGGAACACCTCGCTTGAAGACGAAGAGCGGTTACTATCTCACTGCTAACAAGAAGTTTGTTAAAAAGATTTAGTTTGTTGCCCTCGCTTTTGCGGGGTTTTTTTTATGCAATGATACTTTTTAGCAAAATATTTATTATATAATAAAGTACACACATGCTTAATTTTATATTGTTTTAATATTTATTTTAAGGTATATTTGTAATAATATAAACAAAGGGATGAGTGTTTTGGAAGAAAAAGAAGTTATATTACCTCCACAATTTAATAGAGATACAATGTACAGTGTACTAAAACAATGTATAAATGAGAGTTTAGTTCCAACATGTAAAAAAATAATTTTTAACTTGGAACACTTGAGTTTTATTGAACCCTCAGGGCTAACAATACTTAGCAACACAATTGAGTGGTTACAACTTAATAAATGTGATGTGTCTATTAAATTTAAGAGATATACGTCCAGTTCTCCAACTTCTGAAAATAAAAAGGTAATGCAATTTTTAAATGATATTGAATTTTTTTCTGAGTATATGGATGTTGAAATTTCAGAACCTTTGGGGAAAAGAAGAAATACGTGTCCGTTAGAATTAATTAACTATAAGGACTCTGTTAGCTGGGTTAGAAATAGTTTTATCCCATGGATAGGCGGGATATTAAATGTCAATGTGGCAGACTTAGATTATCTACAAATTTCTCTTGAAGAAATTTTTAATAATATAGCTGATCATTCGACTGTTGGAACTGCTTGTATATCCGCGCAATATTTCCCTAGAGCCGAAGAAATAAAAATATGTGTTTCAGATTTTGGAGTGGGCATACCTATGTCATTGCGTAAAAAATTTCCACAACTATCTGATTCAGAGCTATTGAAAAAGGCAACTGATTTCGGAGTTAGTTCAGAAAATCAGCCCCACAACAGAGGCGCGGGTATTGGAAACATTATTAAAGCAATCACTAATGACAATCTTGGTGTTGTACATTTGCATTCAAATAATGGTATAATTACAGCTAGCAACAATAATATGTCTTGTTCGCAAGAGAAATCGTTTTATCCAGGAACTTTCTATGAATTTAATATTGATGCAAAATTAGCTAGAAAAGTGAATAATCCGGAGGAGGAATTTGTATGGTAAAATTATATATAAACAATATAACTCAAAATGCATTTTCAAATGCCGATGGTGATGTGGTGAGAGTGGAAATTAAAAAAGCATTATCTGCTGGGACTAAAATTGAAGTGTCCTTTAATGGTTTTACAAGTGTCAATTCTTCATTTGTAAATTCAGCATTAATAAAATTACTAAACGATTATTCTTTTGATTTTATAAAGAGTAATTTAACATTTATTGACACAACAAAACAAATCAACCATATGATTAATTCTAGGTTTAAGTTTGAAGTAGATAAACTAAAGATGATGGTGTAAACTAACCCCCTAACCTTGCCGTTAGGGCTTTTTTTATGCAAAAAAACACGCTAAACATAAGCTTAGCGTAATTGTTATATCAATTAATTTTATCTAAAATCGGTTTAAAGTATTTATCTTCCGCATCTCTACGTGCTTTTATGGCATCATCTTTCTTTTCAAATCTGCCTAAAAAATGTAATTTTTTTTGAAAGGTAATAGAAGCTTCCCATTTATTTCTTTTCTCATCCCAACGCACGCCTTTTATCCCACTCTTGTTTCTTGTTGATAGGCTTCTAGTTAAAGCTGATTTCATAGTGCCATCGACTGCGTCTACTTCTAGTTTTCTTTTAAGGGCGTTTTTCTGTGCTGTTTCTGTCCTTAAATTTTTTTCAGCATATTCACGCCCATTTTCTTTAGCTAAACAACCGCAAGATTGAACATGACCTCGTTTTAAATGTTGAGCTAATACTTCTTTTTCATTGCCGCATACACAAACACATTCCCAAACCGCATTCCCATTTTCAGAACGAACAAACTCTTTAACTGTTAATCTTCCAAATTTCTTATTTGTCAAATCTATAACATGATTGTTCACTAGTGTCACTTCCTTTTAAACTTATCAAAGTAACTCATTTTTCTTCTCTTTTAACACGGTGATAGCATTTTCTAACGCTTTACAAACATCTTTTTCTATATTTACATGTTCTTCGTTTTCAAATCTATTGAACGTAAAAGGAAGTACTTCAATATTAGCAGAATCAAACTCTTTGATTAAGCAGTATAATTCGAATTCTTGTGCAGGAAATGAGAGTTTGTACTTGTTTAACAGGTGTTTAAATCCTGCAAGATCGTCATAACTTTTTTCCAATTCTGCTAGCTCAATGAAAACATCAAATGTAGATATTCCTGTACACATTGAGAGTGCGCGCAAGAATGAAACAGAATACTTGTTTAACTCTTTTTTATTGTAATCGTTCAATGTGTTTTGTGAGATACCAGTTAGTTTGCTTAACTGATACCTCGTTTTATTGTGTTTTTTTAAGAATTCATCTAATAGTTTTATCGACATATTTTTAGTTCAACTCACTTTTTATAATTACTTCTTGTTTATCGTGTTTTTCCTTATCTTCATCTGTAGCGATTTCTAAATCATCGATATCTTTAGTTTCAACAATGTTGATGTAGTATGTCACACCGTTTACGTCAACTGTTGAGTAATCAACCAATTTTTCATCTAAGTATAAGTTAGTATCATATTCACATTCATCAGTGCTAAGAGAGCAAAGAGCTACTGCATACTTTTCATTTTTTGTAATAACTACATAGTCAGAATCATGTAGAACTTCCTTCGCAAAGTCAGGTGTAGACTCTTCAAAGTCATCCACCATATTTATAAACTCGTGCATCGCTTCTGCATACTTTTTTTGTGCTCTTGTTAATGTCATTTTTCATCATCCTTTATGTTTTATATTTTTACCACTCTTCTAATTTATTACCTTCGCTATCAGATGGAACAAAATCACTTTCGTTTTCATACGATAACTGTATGAGTGTTTCGAGGCTAGTTTTGTCACCCTCTTCAAGTTCTTCTTCATCTTCTTGCAAGTCTTCTAACCATTCTTTTGCTTCACTTTCAATTTTTGCTTTATATTCCTTTTCAGTTAACAGTGTGTCAGTTCCTTCATTGTACCAATAAGTTTTTCCCATTTTGTCATCCATCCTTTTCAATTGCTTTCTTTACTATATACATAGTATACTACGAATCGCCGTAGTAGTCAATAGTTTTATTAAATTTATTTTCAATATAAAAAAATACCCCGAAAAATTCGAGGTTGCTGTTATATTCAGATGTAAAACGGGATGTCAAACAGCTAATAGTTGAATGAAATAATGAACGAAAATCGTTCATGTGAATATTATTACATAGATTTTTATGTAATACAACACTTTTTAACACTTGATTTTAAGAACGTTTGTTCGTATAATGTTGTCAAGAGGTGAAGTAAATGTATAACTTATTTGATGATATTTTAGAACATTCAATAGTATTAGCAGATGCGTTAAAAAGAAATTGGTCAATAGAAGTACTGTTTTTAAAGAACAATCATCACATGCTATACAAGTATGTAGTTCCGGTCCACATTGATTACGAAAAACATATTGTACAGCTTGAACGTTTTGACGAACGAATAATTGACATTAATATAGAAGATATAATTTTTTGCGAGGTTATGACGTGAGATTATATAGCTTTAATGATTTTAAGTATATTTGTTACGTTGAAGGGAAGAAAGGTGCAGTGGAGAAACTATTTTCAGACATATTTGAAACGAAAAAGTTAAAAGCCTTTTGTAGAAAAGTGGAGAAGAAGGATATTGATTTAAAAACTATTTATCAAGAGTATTTATTTCAATGTAAAAACAAATAA